GAGAATTATGCAACGCCCTCAAGGTAAGGCCGTATTCAATGACGGTGATGGTAAGTTTAGTAAAGAAAAACTAGACGAACATATGAACAAGATGTTTATAGAGAATGTCTGGTGTTTTGGGCCTGAATCAGATTTATTTAAGAATTCAAGAGTGGCAACCTTAGATGATTTTTTCTAAATATTGCTTGACAAAACTAAATAATTAGAGTATAATACCATTATGTTAACCGTACAGACAAGACTAAAATCAGAACCAGATTCAGAGTGGCAGTTCCATGAACTTTCACTAGATAAATTCCCAGGCGGATTTCAAAGAGAATCAGAATGGGCTGTAAAATACAAAAGAAGAAACACAGACCCTCAACATAAACACGAATATAAAGTGGAGCTAAAAACATGAGTGATTTTTTAAAAGATATAATAAGAGAAACAGGTAACGAATATGCAAGTTTAGTATCAGATGGTTCGACAGGTGATGTCAACGATTTCATTGATACAGGTTCGTATATTTTCAATGCATTACTAGGCGGTAGTATTTACAGAGGACTGCCATCAAATAAGATAACTGCTATTGCAGGTGAAAGTGCAACAGGTAAAACATTCTTTGTACTAGGCATGGTTAAGAGTTTCTTAGATAAGAATCCAGACGCTGGTGTTATCTTCTTTGAAAGTGAATCTGCAATTACAAAAGAATTGATTGAAGAAAGAGATATTGATAGTAGTCGTATGGTTGTAATGCCTGTAACTACTGTTCAAGAATTCAGACATCAGGCAATTACTGTATTAGACAAATACATTGAACAAAAAGAATCAGAAAGAAAACCAATACTACTTGTGTTAGATTCTCTAGGTATGTTATCGACTACTAAAGAGATGGAAGATACACAAGCTGGTAAAGAAACAAAAGATATGACAAGGGCACAAATTGTAAAAGCCGCCTTTCGAGTACTCACCTTGAAGTTAGGGAAAGCATCAGTTCCCCTTATTATAACAAACCATACTTATGATGTGGTGGGCAGTATGTTCCCACAGAAAGAGATGGGTGGTGGGTCAGGATTGAAATATGCCGCTAGTAGCATTGTCTATCTTTCTAAACGCAAAGAAAAGAATGGCACCGAAGTAATCGGTAACATCATTCATTGCAAGAACCACAAGTCAAGATTGACCAAAGAAAACAAAATGGTTGATGTTCGATTGACTTACGACAAAGGTTTAGATAGACACTATGGTTTATTAGAACTGGCATTGAAATATGGGATATTCAAATCAGTTTCTACAAGAGTTGAGTTGCCAGATGGCACTAAGACTTTTGGTAAGACTATAAATAATAATCCAGAAAAGTATTATACACCAGAAATACTAGAACAACTAGACGCCGTTTGTGCAAAAGAATTTAAGTACGGAGACCACATTGAAGAAGTTCAAGACACCGAAGATACCGCCGACACATAAGACCACAAACCCAAAGCACAATGATGATTATGTTTTTGTAGAGAAACCCGGAGAGGACTTTACAGGACTTAAACTGATTAACGGTCCGTTTGCGAGTATCGTTTACAAATACGGCAATGTAGGATTCAGACCTGAGTCTGAGGCAGTTGACGGTGCGTTGCCGATGGTGTTTGATTATACAGTCATAGAAAACAAAATAGAAGCAGACACCGACAGTCAAGAATTTATTAATCATATTGGCGATATACTGGTCATTTTATTAGAAGAACAAATGAAAGAAAGAGAGGAATTAGGCTTGACATTAGATGACAATTAATGTATAATATAACATTAACATAAGAGAATATACTTGATGGAAAGAATTGAAACAACTGCGATTAGAAATCTAATCCATAACGAAGAATATTGTCGAAAGGTTTTGCCTTTTATCAAAGAAGAATACTTCGTAGATAGGCTAGAGAAACTTATATTCACACAAATATATGAGTTTGTAAATAAGTATAACAATCTTCCAACAAAAGAATCTTTGTCGATTGAGATGAACTCAAACAAAAGTGTGAGCGAAGATGAATACAAAAGAATGAATGAAATCATTTCATCTTTAAATCCAGAACCCATTAACTTAGATTGGCTTGTTGAAACAACAGAAGTCTGGTGTAAAGACCGTGCTATTCATAATGCAATTCTAGGCGGTATTCAAATACTTGATGGCAAAGATAAAGACCATACTCCAGAATATCTTCCTGAAATGTTGTCAGAGGCATTATCGGTTTCATTTGACCAGAAAGTCGGGCATGATTATTTGCTTGAGTCAAAAGAACGATATGATTATTACAATAGAAAAGAAGAACGACTCGAACTCGATTTAGATTTCTTCAACAAGATTACAAGAGGTGGTATTCCATCTAAGACATTGAACATCTGCCTTGCAGGTACTGGTGTTGGTAAGACCATGTTTATGACTCACCTTGCGGCTTCAACATTAGTACAGGGCAAAAATGTATTGTACATCACAATGGAAATGGCTGAAGAAAGAATCGCTGAAAGAATTGATGCCAATCTACTAAATGTTGGCATGAGTGATTTAGAAGAATTACCATATAAGATGTATGAATCAAAGATAAATAAGTTACAAACGAAAACAACCGGTCAATTAATTATTAAAGAATATCCGACCGCAACTGCACACATAGGCCATTTCAAAAATTTATTGAGTGAACTTGCATTGAAGAAGTCATTCAAACCAGATATAGTTTTCATAGATTATTTAAATATATGTGCCTCGTCAAGATTCAAGGCTGGTTCAAATGTTAATTCATACACATATATAAAGGCGATTGCTGAAGAACTTAGAGGCATGGCAGTCGAACATGATATTCCAATATTCTCTGCAACACAAACGACTCGAAGTGGTTTTGTAAGTAGTGATGTTGGTCTTGAAGATACTTCAGAATCATTTGGGTTGCCAGCAACGGCAGACTTTATGTTTGCATTAATTTCATCTGAAGAACTTGAAGAAAAGAATCAGATAATGGTTAAACAATTGAAAAACAGATACAACGACCCAACGATAAATCGAAAGTTTATCATTGGCGTTGACAGAAACAAGATGCGTTTGTATGATGTAGAACAACATGCACAGACAGACCTTGTAGGTAGTGGTCAACCTGACACGACAATGGCGAGTAAATTCACGCAGAAACTTGGTGAGTACTCAGACTTTAAAATATAACAAAGGAGAAACAAATGGCAATAACAATCAATGATGTAGAGTATGAAGAAGCAGACTTAGCGCCTGGCGTTGCAAATTCAATTGCACAAGTTCAAAATGCAAACGCTATGATAGCAAGAATTCAAGCTGATTTATTAAATCAACAAATCATTGCACAACATCACAGTAAGTTTATTTCAGATAATCTACCTGCTCAAGTTGAAGATAGTGAAGAAGCAACTGATTCAGATGAAGATACTACTGAAGAAGTAGAAGCATCTACTGAAGATGAGTAAAAATAGTCAAGGCGAAAGATTCAATGAAATCTTAGATGTAATTAAGAAATTACATGATGACAAGCGCCATGATTATGGTAATGACGATATATTCGCCAACTTCAGATTGTCTGAGATGGCGGGTATATCACCCTGGAAAGGTTCTGTTATTCGTATGGGCGATAAGTATGCTCGTATAAGTAACTTCATTAAGAAAGGCGACTTTAAGTTCAAAGAAGAAAGTATCAAAGACACCTTAATGGACATGGCAATATACAGTTTGATTACTATTATATTATATGAAGAAGAAATGTTCAACGAACATGTAAAAGAGTTTGAAAAAAATATGAAGGAGAATGAGAGTGTCTGAAGAATTTGAACGAACAGAGTTTACTAATAACATAATCGGTAACAAAGATGGTGATGATAAGTTTGTGATAGATAACCCAAGAACAGGCGAAAAATACACCTTTGATGTTGATGTTCTTAAAGGTAATGATTGGACAGGAATGAGTCAAAATGCCGACAATCTTTTTACACCAGAAGAAATCAAGAATTATCATGAGTTTGCTTTAAAAGGCCCAAGTAGTGCATACAAAGACCTTACAGATTTAGGTCCTGAAATAAAAGACTTTTGGATTCAAGAGATATGGGACAAAGTTAATCCTGGTGTTAGAGTACTATCACACTATCTAGAAACTGGACCTCTTGATTTAAATAACGAGTGTGTTGGAAGTCAATATACAATTATCGTATGCTTAACTCTTGACATGAAACCAGAAGATGGCGGTTCATTAGAACTATGGACACCAAATATAACAGATAAAATGAAAGCAATGGCGTGTAACACTTCTTACACTTTTGAAGCTGGGCAAGAAAACAATCCAGACATTCTTTATTCCTTTTGGCCAAGACCTGGTCGTTGTGTAGTATTT